GATCGGTGAGGCGTTGAAGCCGGTGCTTGAGGTATTGGTCGGTTTGCTTAATCGACTGATGAACGCATGGAACAAGATTCCCGCCCCGATGCAGAAAAATATCATCCTATTTGCCTCCATCGCCGGTGTCGTGGCACTCGTTGGCGGCGCGATCTTAACGGCTGTCGGTACATTCGGCATGCTGACGACGGCGGCGGTCGACCTGATTCCAGCGTTGGGCGCAATTTCGGTTCCGTTTCTACCGCTAATCGCAATCATCGCAGCGGTTGTAGCGGCGGTTGCCGCGTTGCACTACGCATGGAAGCATAATCTCGGAGGCATCCAGCAGAAAACCAAGGTCGCGCTGGATTGGATTACGAAGCAATTCGATGCAGCGATGAAATACGTTGGCAAGTATGTCGCCGAGGGCATCAAGGCGGTTGTCGACTGGTGGCATAAGATGGCCCCGACATTCGAAAAAGCGATCCATAACATCTGGGCGGCTATCGTTTGGCTAGAGCCACTGTGGAAAGCGTTATGGGCGATAATCAAATTCGTGGTCAAAGAGGTATTCGACACAATCGTCTTTGTCATCAAAGCAGCGTGGAAGATCGTCAGCGGAATATTCCAGTTTTTTGGCGACTTACTCGCTGGTAACTGGAAGAAGCTATGGGGCGATTTGTGGCAAGTCATCGTAGGCGCGGTCAAGCTGATTATCGGGCTGTTCGAACTAGGGTTTGTTGGCAAGGGCATAACGTTGCTGGCGAAGTTACTCAGCCATTTTGATATCTTCGGAAAGCTGCTTAGCGCTGCATTCAAAGGTTTGGCGAAGTTGCTCGAGGATGCGTCGAAGGTGTTGTGGAAGATACTTTCGGATTTGTGGAAAGGCGGCGTACAGGCGGTCAGCGCAATTTTCGGCGGTGGCTTTAAGGTGATCCGAGACGTCTTTACGGCATTTTCGAAACTGTTCCACGGCGACATCAAGGGATTCTGGTCAGCGTTGAAAACGGCATTCATGGATGGCGTTAAGGCGATTGGCGATTTGATCGCTGGGCTGTTTCGGATGTTCGATACAGTGTTTGGCGGTCTACCGATGAAGGCCCTGGCGTGGGGCGAAAACATGATTACCATGTTTATCCACGGCATCGAGTCAAAAATCGCGGGAATCGTCAACGCTGTGAAAAAGGTAGCGAATGCCGTGAAGTCGTTCCTCGGGTTCCACTCGCCTACCGAAAAGGGACCGCTGGCCGACTCTGCCGAGTACATGCCGAACATGATGAAGATGTACAACGACGGTATCTCTAGTAGCCTGCCGAAATTACGAGACACGCTCGGCGGGGTCGCATTGACGCTGCAAAACACATTTGCTCCGAATCCTAACGCCATATCCAGCAATGTACGCAATCAAACGTCGATCGTGAATCAATACGCTAAGACGGCTGCACCGATGGTTAACGGGTCACGTGGGCCGGTGAATATCACGATCCAAGTCGACGGCAATGGTAAGCACAGCCGACAGTTGGGTGCGGAATTAGCGCAGGTCATTCGGACGCAGATGGCGGTCGTGTCGGCGTAGTTTCAACTGAACGCGGGGCGTCCCTAGTGGGCGCTCTTTCGTGATCACGAAGGTAGGTGTACGAATTGACGAATCACGTTCAGTTTCTAATCGATGGTGTCGACTATACGAACACCGTTTTATACGACACTGTCACCGTTGACAACAACATCGTAATGACCAGCGATACAATGGACGTCACCGCTCAGATGAATCCCGCGCTAGATACGCAAGGACGTCCAAAGTGTGGTCAGGAGATCGTTTGGCAGAACCCAGGCAACGTCATCACCGCCCCAGACGGCTCTCAGCAACCCTATCGAGAATTCGGTGGCGTGATTACCGACGTCAAAGAGGACGTAGACGGCATCTACCTAGTGTACCAGGTACACGCGAAATCCTATATTCAATGGATGGATCGACATTTGGTCACACTGTTCTACAACCAAGACAGTCCGGAGAATATTATCGCGAACAAGTCTGGGTCGCAGCCCCTCGCCCTGATACCGGCCTACGCGAACAAGAACGGGCTGACAACGTTCACTACGTATAACGTCCAATCAACGAATATCACCATCATTCCCCAGTATTTCGACTACTCGAAAGTATCCGAAGCTATGAAGCTGATCGCCGACCAGATCGAATACGGCTGGTACGTTGACTATTACCGGGACGTCCACTTTTACGCAGCCGAATCATTCACCTCTCCCCTGCCGAACAATCTGCTGGATGTTGAGAATGACACGCAGAATTATGGTGATTTGGAAATCGAGGAAAACGGTGAGCAAACGTACAACTCGATCTTTCTAAAGGGCTTCAAGACACGCTCATCCAATTTTATGGTGCTGACGTTTAACGGTGACGGTCAAACAACACAGTGGTCATTGGGATATCGCGTCAGTTCGTTCAAGGGTGACGTCCAAGTCCAAGTGTATCCATCGCTAGCCGCGTATCAATCCGATACGTCGTTTCAATCCGGGGGCAATCCGACAGCCGGGGCTACGATGGTTGTCGCACGAGATGTATTGGACGGTTCCCCCGATCAAAAGGACGCCCAAGGCACCGCCTACGTGCATTATACGCAGCACCTGCTTAGGATCGGTCAATACGCACCACCGGGTAACGCTGGCGTCGGTGCCGTTCCTAGTGGGTACGTTGTGGCGTGTCGCTTCCACTACATGAAAGACGCGGTATTTTCGGCCGCCGACCAAAACGCTCAACGCAAGATTAAAGCCGTCGAGGGTTCACTAAGCGATGGTGTGTATGAGTATGTCCACCAAGACAAATCGCTGACGAATGCCACCTTTAGCGCAGTTATCGCCAAAGGCCAACTACTGTTGCTCAAGTATGGAGCGCCCCAAATCCTAGGTACGTTCGACTCGTACTTAAACGTAAATACCGCTCAAGGATGGCGTGCTGGCCAGTTCTTTTACCTAAAATCGACATACCGGTTTGGCGGTCAATTCGCCGCAGGACGTGGAGATGCGAAAGATATCATGTACGTCCAGCGGGTCACGAAGAAAATCGTTAAAAACGACTCTGGCGGTTTGATTACGAAATCCACCGTAGAATTTGCAAACTCCCCGTATCTCGTGTAGCGACCCAATCGACACCTCCGGAGGTTCCCCCTAGATGGCTGCGATAGATACGTTTGTCCGGTTAATCCAAGACTTGCGCCAAGGTCAGCTAGTCGATGACACCGACCCCAATAACACCGTGCTGAACGCCTATAGCAGTCCATTTGACCAGGTATCGCAAAGCGAATCTGTACGTAGCTTAACGTCCCAGACGCGTGTTTGGGGGGACGGCAAGACGTACACCGCCTACGACAGCAGCGGCAATCCGTTTGCAGCGCCCAGTTGCGGTTGGCTATGGGGAGCGGGCGGACGTTATACCAGCGGTGATCCATACAGCGATCTGATTATGTCTGACAGCCCTTTAGCGTACTATCGGTTGGACGACACCACCAGCGCTATCCTCGATCACAGCGGAAACGGGTTTAACGGTCAGTCTTATGGGCCGAATGTCGTCACTAATCAGACCGGTGCGTTGCGATATGCCGACACAGCGATTTCGTTGAATGGAATGTACTCGGGAGACTCGTATATTGCGATTCCGAATTTGGCAACATCAGCGATGTCCCATGTTTCTGTCGAAGTTTGGATCAACTTCCCCCACCTAAATTCGAACCCGCGAATCATCGCAAACTCGCACACTGACGGTAGCAATTTAGGTTTTGAACTAACATTAAATTATGGAACAGGCACTACTTCTAACTCCGGATTCTTTGCCATCGGCACGGGTACGGGATATGGGTATTGCGGATGGAATGCAACACTACAGGCGGGTCAGTGGTATCACTATGTGGGAACGTTTGATGGTACGAACGTGACCGCGTATATCAACGGCGTGGCTGTTGCCACGACCGCACACGCTGGCGTTATGCAGCCAGATGTCTATCCCGTCAACATTGGACGCAACCCAGCGTACCAAGGTGACTATTTTAATGGGACGG